GTGCTGCGCTTACGCCGTAGTTGATAATATCTCCGCGCTCCCTAGCAACAACATCAGCGACAGTAGTAAGTGACGGACGGAGATCGACAATTTCCTCAACCACCTTCTTAGCGGCGTTGGCAGCTGTTTCGACTGCCTTCGCAACTGTGCCGGCAGCTGACGAAGTTCCAGCCGCTCCGCCAGTAGCCCCACCGATTCCCGGAATAGTTGGGATTACTGTTGCTCCCCCAGTTGCTCCACCGCCAATCGTTCCACCGCCGAAAGGAAGTTGAATATTAGGTGCGATAGGTGCTGCGCCACCCGTTGAGATTGTGGGTAGGTTAGGCAAGAACGAAATCTTGTTATAGGCATTGATTAACGAATTGATGCGCTGGATAGCGGCATCGATTAACTTGAGTAGTTTATTGATTGCGTCAGAGACGAAGCCGACTACTGGGCCAATAACTTTCATTACTATTGAAAACGCCATTGCCATTCCCTCGATGGCTTCTGTTAGTTTGTAGCGAATGATTGGAACGAGATATGTATTAAAGAAATACCAAAGAGTTTTAACCATTTCATAGAAATCGTTTAAATTCTCTTTGTTAGCGACCACAGCTTCATTCATACGGCTAAAAGAATTACGAAGTGATTCAATTACTGGCTCAAGTTGATTTCTTACTTGTTCTACTAAAACTTTTATTTTGGCAATTACACCTTCAGCTCCGCCAAAGGATGCCGCGACTCTCTCAATTACTGGCAGGAATCGATCATTAAATAGATTGACGACTTGTAAGGCGATTGGGAGTAAAGCTGTGCCGAGGACTATCTTCGCTTCTTCAAGTCGAGCGCTAAGGATTCTCTGACTGTTAGCCATTCCATCAGCAGTTCTAGCGAAATCGCCTTGAGCGTCTCGAGTCTGTTCGAGAATTACCTTATGAGCTGCCAGAACCTTTTGCTGGGCTGAAAGAGTTCCAGTCCCGGCATAAATGCCCATCTCAAGAGCCTTAGCCTTAAGGGTTGCGTCATTGAGCAAAACACCATAAGCGCGGATAGGTTCGGATTCGCCTCGCAGGGCAGCGCCTAGAGCTGTAATTGCTTGATCGACTGAGGTGTTATTAAATGATGCTAAATCTGATGCTAACTGGACGAATTCGGTTGAGAAATCACTTAATTCTTCGCCAGCTAGTCCGGCAGACTTTCCAAAGATACCGAAAGTCGCCGCAGCGTTCATCGCTTGGGTTCGGGTCTGACCTAGTGATGCGGCAGCCTTAGCACCGAATTCTTCAATACTCTTAGAAGTTTCGCCAAAGATAACATTAACTTTTGAAGTGGTCTCGGCAAGATCGGAAGCGGCTGCTATTGCTTCTTTACCGATTTTGATAGCCATCGCGCCAGCGGCAGCACCGACAGCGGCTAGAGCGATTCCAGCGTTTTTAGCAAAGTCCTTGATCTTTTCGCCAAACGATTTAGTTTCATCGTTGGCCTTGTTCATTCCTTTGACGAATTGACCCGTTTCAGCAAGGACTTCGAGTTTTAATGTGCGCCAGTCTTTAGCCACTCTTGCTCCAATTCTGAACGACCTTGTTCATCGCTTGTAAATACTTCAAAGTCAATTGAGGCTGAATTTCGCGAAGTGCTGGGAAGATGAAATAACCTTTCGAGCCTCTTGTCCCGTAGCTTCCTGACCAAAGTGGGAATTGCTTAAAACGCCTAGATCCGAATTCAAGTCCGCGCCATAAGACTTGAGTGGTGGCTCCACCTGAAAAACGCTGTGAAGCGAAACCATAAGATAAACGCCCAGTCTTTGAAGTGCGAGAGACTGATGAACCATCAACCACTCGCCGGACGGCTGGAGCTGCTTTTGTGCGAGAATATCCAGCGTCTCTGATTGCGTCTTTTGCGAGTAAGGTAATGTCGTAAGCGACCTTCTTAGATTCCTCAACGGCATCATCGCCCATCGCTTGAAAAGTCTTAGCGAGCTTGCCAAGTTCGCGCTTAGTAAATGCGCTGAATTCGACATTATCCGCCATTCCTTTTCTCCAGTATCTCTAACGCCGTCACTATGTCATCCGCATCGTCCCAGTATTGAACCGGGATTCCGGTTGCTATCGCCAGCTCTACGAGTAGGCGGCTTATGCTTCCGGACTTGTGGCTTTTGGGTCTGCGTCACCGGCTTGAACATCTGCGACTGTTTCCATCCAAACTTCAAAAGCCTTAACAGGTTTCCCGGCTGATTCTCGTTTCATCGCGTTATATGCGAGGAATAGAAGATCCCAGATTCCTATGGCTTCGGCCGCTTGGGTGACAGTCTTTCCAGTTGTCTTTTCCCATTTTGCCCACTCAGGCGGCTGGGCTGTGAATGTAGCCAAGTCGCCTGAGTTGTATGTAATTGTGATTGGTAATTTCATCTCCCGATGCTCCTGATCTCTTAGCTAAATGTCTCTGTAGGTGTTCCTACCACAGTCATCGTCCAAGTATCGGTAAGCGCTCCGGGAGCAGCTCCACCGGCCGATGGAAAGATTGGAAGAACATCAAACGCAAACACCGCACCCGATACAGCTGTGAAGCTGACCGCGAGTGTGGTATTAGGTGCTGATTCAGCATCGCCCCACATTGCCTCGAATAGTGAGCCAGTAGCTCCCCAGTCTTGGAGTAGTTCGATGGTGAAAGTCCATTGCTTATCAACAGACTTATAAGCGCGTCCATCGAGAGTCTGATAAGTCTCGATGATGGTGTCGCAGGAAAGAACGGCACTTGTCACTTGTGCGTCATAGGTAGCCGCGTCAAGTGTGAAAGTGACATCGCGACCCGTAATTACTGTCGTTGCCATTATTTCTCCTTAAGAAGTTTGCTCGTAGCGGACGCTCAAGCGAATATCGCAGACAAGAAGATTCCCGTTCGCGACTTGAGTCACCGCTGGTCTATCGACTGTCGATAACTCATACTTGGACGCTGATAAAGCGCCAAGAATACTAATAACTAGCTTTTCTAAATTGTCCAAGCTCGCTGAGTTGCTGAAATAAGCAACGCAAGCTGTGACTGTGTAATTAAGTTTGACCCGGGTAGATGATTTACCGATTAGCTCGACTTCCATATATGGTGAGTCCGGGACTACTAAAACTGCCGGGACTATTGGAGCTTCAGGGACGGAATCATAGACATTAGCGGTGACACCGGCTAAGGCTGTTTTGATTGCGCCTCTAACATCATCTTGAATTGTGCTGGGCATTAGCCCACCATTGATTCAACATCGAGATAAGAACCGAGAAGTCCAGATACTCGGTTAAAGAGGGAACGGCCGAGGCGGAAAGGGGTCACCGCGAAATCCACTCCCTCTATATTGCCCCCGGCGGCTGTTCTTGCTTGGAAAACTTCGACGGCGACAGCAAGAACGGCTGACTCGACATTGGGGTTTCCGACATAAGTCGCAGCGCCGCTGAGAGTGGCTGTCCCGGAAGGAATGACATTAAATTCTTTAACATCTGAAGCTGTGATGGCGGCTGTGAATTCTGTTGAGTCGTCTGAGACATCTGTGATAGTCCTAGTCCCATTAAAAGTCGCTGAAATACCAGCAATAACTACTGATTGATCTACTGAAAATTTGTGTTCGCCGACTGTGGTAAAAGTGGCCACATTGTCGCTGAGTTCGGCTTTACCGATAGGCGCTGCGTATTTAACAAGCAACGGCAGCACTACATTTTCGGCTGTGTCTATTAAGTCGTTTAGATAAGCGTCGTTATACAGGGAAGATGAGACACCCAAAATAGAACGAAGCTCGGAAGCTGTGACTATTGTGGGCATCTCATAATCCTTTCATCTAAGGGGTCAGCGGCCGACTCGGGAGCGGATCGGCCGTGACTATTTAACTATTTACTACGCGATCATCCAGCGGTAAGCGCCAGCGCCGACCTTTGTAGCCAAAGCGCCGTATCCATAATACGAAACCTCGATCTGCCCGTTAAGCGCGATATTGGTTTGTAGGCGGAAGCGGCTTGACTCATACCAAGTATAAGAAGCTGGGTTGATGATGATGAGAGAGTTATCTCCATCGGTGTCGCTTGTTGCGAGGTTTGTGCTTACGCGGAGATTTAGTCCGAGTAGGTTTCCGGTGACGGAAGTAGCATTGAGATTTCCAGCTTGGTTGGAGTTGCCGATTAAGCTGTTATAGATTGGACGACCATTGTCGTCAATCTTCATCAAGTTGCCCCATTGTGCCGGAGTGACAAGAATGTTTGAAGGTGTAGCGAGAGTTGCGCCATAGATTGAAACTGCGCCATCTGCTACGAAAGCATTTACGCCATCAGCATCAAGAGTGCGGTTTCCGCCATCTGTTCCACCAGCAACAAGACCAGCGATAATCGCCACTTCGGTCGCCTTGAGGTAAGCCTTCTCCATTTCCTCAACAAGAATGTCGAAGAATAGTGGAGATGAACGATCTAAGAGCTCTACGCTGAAAGTCTGACCGCCAGCATACTTATTGACATTTACTGTGACGAATGAGTTTGTCATTCCGGTTTCGACAATTGCGTCGCCTTCGTTTTCATCTTCAACAGTTGGGACAGCTGTGATCTTTGGAATCTCGAAGCTCATTCCAGCATCAGGAAGAACTCCTGTGCTGATTGAATCAAGAGCTGGACGAACAGCGTTTGAAAGTGGGTTGATTACTTCAGTTAGCTGGCGGGTTGGGATAAGACCAGCATTGTTTGAAGTTGTGTCGTCAGCAGCTTGAACATATTGACGCGAAGCTTCATCGCCGAGCACCTTAGCGCGGACGGATGCTTCTAGGTATTTTGCCTTCGTAAATTCATAACGAGGCGCGGTGTAGAACGCTGGCTTTGGAGCCGCAGCTTCTACTTTAGCTGCTTCTACCGCTTCTTCTACGGCAGGAG